GTTGGGATTTCCGTCGAGGATGATTCCCAACAACAAAACCCGAACCGCGTTTTAGGATCGGTGAGCGATTCCATACCTCGAGCGTAAAGTCCCTTGAGTAGTTCCGAGTTCTCGTCCCCCGCCGTCGTAATCGACAATAGGATCGCGTTATCTCGAGCCCCGAGTCCCGCCTGTAAACTCGCGTAAACCTCGGGCGAACCGAGGTGGGTTTCGTCCACGATTGCCGTCGCGAGATCGAGGCCCTGAATAATGCCCGGACGGTTCGCTCGGAGTTCGTAAATGTTTCCCTGCCTAGTGGTAATTCCACGGGTGTCCGTCATTTTTTTCATTCGACGAGATAGCGCCGGGTTCGCCTGAATAATCTTGAGAACGCGAGTGTGGACGAGTCGAGCCTGTTCCGCGGTCGAGGCGACGCCAATCGTGTAGGTTCCCGCGCCGGGAGCCGCGCCCGAGTCCCGCCACAATAGGTTCGCGATAGTTGCCGCCGCAATCAATTCGGTTTTGCCCACCTGCCTCGAAACGCTCACCGCGTACTCACGAAAACGTAGAGTCCCCGCTTTAGGGTGTCCCTCGGGAAACAACTCGAACATTCGACGGAGTAACTCTTTTTGCCATTCGTGAAACCGAAACCCCGGTACGGCGACGGCCCACGAATATTCGATAACCGCCAATAGGTTCTCGTCTATCGCCGACGGGTAATCGTCGGATATCGGAGGAGTGACATACGTCGGGGAAAACATTCGCTAACGCTTTAGGAGCGTTTCTAACGGATCGTGAAACTCGAGGTTGTCCGGTTTCAGATTTACGAGGAAACGGTACATTAGTCCCGCCTGACTAATGAGCGCCGGGGTAAAATCCTCGTCGAGTTTCTCGCACGCCCTCACTAGGAACATTCCCCCAAGTTTATGCTCGGCCCCGAGCCAGTTCGCGGACGCCAAGAATTCCCGCGCGGCCTCCGCCAACACTAGCGCGCCCCAATACGGAAATATTTCAACCCCGCGCGTGTAAGAGACTGAATGGGGGCGAGGCAGAATGGGACCTTTAAAAAAACCGCTTGAGAGTGTTTTACGTGCAACATAGGGGGTGGGGCCTTTCGTTGGGGTTGTGGTGGGGTAGGTGGGTGGTAGTGGGTTATCTCCATCGTGGGTTTACGTATTCGGTTCGCCAGATTATGTTTGCACCTTTCGCCGAGTTGCATTGGCGGCATAGGGTGGTGAGGTTGTCGAGGGTGTCCCCGTCGGGTCCTGTTATGGATCGGGGGATGATGTGGTCGGCGGTGAGCGGGTTGGATTGGTTGCCCTCGGTGTCGCATTGGGTACAACGTCCGTCTCTCGCGATACATTGGGCGGATAGTTTTTTCCACCCGGCGGTATTGTATTGGAACCTTTTGTCGTTCATACGATTGATATCTCCGAGATTTCTCCGTCGTGGGTGAGGAGTACTAGTCCGCCGCGTTTTGATAGTGCGCCGTGTTTCTGTTGATACCATACGGAGCGTTCCTCGTAGGTTGGTGCGCATACGGCTATCGCGGATCTGATGGATTGGACGGCGAATGAGTGTTGGTGTCCGTGTAGTACTACGTGGGCGTTTCCTGCCGGGGTTCGGTTTACGGCCTGTTTGGATAGCCATTCGAGGGCGCCGTCGCGTCGTGGTAGTTGGTGTCCGTGGAGCATTACAACGATTGTTCCGTTTATGTCGCGTACGATGTGGTCCTCGTCTTTTCCGGGGACGTATACGGTTACGTGTCCGTATCGGTCGGGGTTCTTTTTTAGGGCGTCGTCGAGCATTATGGCGACGTGGGTTGCCCATCCGTCGGAGGCGTCGGTGTCGATGGGGTGGCGTTGTGCCTGATCGTGGTTTCCGTTTACGACGTTGAGGTTTATGGTGGTGGCCCCGTTTTTTACGAACGCCTCGAGGGTGTCGTTCATTATTCGGGATAGTACTAGGACCTGTTCGGTGATGGTGAGGACGGTTCGGAAACCCATTCGTGTCCCGCCGCCGGATACGTTTCCCTCGATACAGTCGCCGAGGAACGCGATTTCGACGGGTCCGCGTCCGTGTTGTTTCCATCGGTTCACGGCATTATCGATTGATTCGTAGAACCGTTTTAGGGTTCCCTCTACGGAGTCGCCGTCTACTTTTCCGAGTTGTATGTCGGCGATGATAAACCAAAATGTTTTATCGGTTTTGGGTTCGAGTTTTTTTGGAGCTCGGTTTCCGAGGTTGTGGAACATTGTTTTTATGTCGAGGCGGTCGATTGCGGGTTCTATTCGGAAACGGTAGAACCACGCGCCTCTAGTTTGTGCCTCGAGTCCCTGCCCGTCCCTATGCCACGCGGCGGTATTGTGCCGTGCCTCGATCATTATTGCACGGTATCCGTCGGGGATGGTTCCGCCATTGGCCTCGATAAATTGGCGTATGTCGTCGTCGGTTTTTATCTGTTGGGTTGTGGTGGCGGTGACGGTGGCGGAGTTGGGGTCGGTCGGATCGTACTCCGTTGTGTAGCCCCATCCCCCCGAGCGTCGGGGAGGAGCCAACGTCGGAGGGACGGGAGTTTTTAGGAGATCGTCTAACATTAGGCGATTGTGCCGCACGTCCTACATTCACCTTTACGGTGGGTTCGTATCGTTGATTCGGATACGGTGAAACCGTTTTGGTTGAGCACCCGATAAATGTAGGACGTCGTTATTTCGGGGTTGGCGAACGCGGTTCGGAGTTTTTCCCGATCTGCCACGTCGAGGTTTTCATACTCTTTTTTAAACCGGCATTGAGAGGGCCGTGGCTCGGTTACGAATAGATCGTCGAAACTCATTTGAGGATAATCCCAACGGTTAGTAAGAGTACGGCTACACCCGTGGCGATGATTCCCCAAGTGAGGAGTTTTAGTTGTTGGTTGGTTTCCTCTGCAAACTTTACGGTTTCGTCGTTGAATGACGCCTGACGTTCCCATAGTTTTATATCGTTCATTAGATTAGGCTCCCAATTCCGCGAATTATTAGAAATAGAGTTACGAGGCCGCCGAGTATGATTGCGGCGGTTCGGATTCGTGACGTCCAGAGTTGTCGTCGGTAGGCCCGAATTTTGGGCGAGGTTTTTGTCCGACGGTTGTAGGCGTATCGGAGGTTTTCGATTAGGGTCGAGGACATTAGAACGGTTCCGGGTCGGGTTCGGATTGTGCCAGTTCGATCGTGGCGTTATTTACTACTACTCGAGCTCGTGCCGTGCCATCCTCTTTTACGAGGGCGGACGCTCCGGGGTTTCCCGATACGGTAATTTTTTGTCCATCGGTGACGAGAGGAGCGTCGTTTTTTGGGAATACGGTGGACCACGTGGAGCCGTCGGTTCCGTCGGCTTTTTTGTAGTCCTCACGGATTGAGAACCCGCGCCCGGATTTGTGGAGTCCGTCCACGTGTCCCGTAATTGTGATGTAGGCCATTAGGGTTGTTCCTTTTCTGTTTGTGGTTTTACTAGCGAGTCCCAGTCTACACCGCGGGCGAGTTGTGCTCGGCATTGAGGACACGCGTTGGGGAGTCGGTCGTGAAAACATAAAGGCATTGTTTGAGGGTTTCTCTGTTGTTCGGCTACGCGTTCGAGGTATGCCTGTCGTTCTCTGGCCTGACGTTCGCGGGTTTTCATCCGGCTATCGTGTAGATCGTGCCACGGGCGTCGGTTTAGCCACGTGACGGGGTAGGGAATGTATCGCTCCTCTAACGGGACCTGCCCGGACTCGAGCCAATAGCGTAGGCATAGGACGAGTGAGGTGATTTCCTCGGCGTCGAGTTTGGCGAATAGTTTCGAGGCCGCCGCTCGAGCAACTTTTCGAGGATAGAGTTCCCAGAAAATAGAAAATGATTCGTCGTTTTCGGGTTGGTTTATATTTTGGGTTATGTTGGGTTCGGGGGTCCTGTGGGACACCCCCCCGGTGTCCTGTAGAACACCCCTCCCGGTGTCCTGTAGAACACCCGTGTCCTGTAGGACACCCCCCCTAATTCTGTGTTGGAAACTCCGATCGCAATCATCGGGACATTCGACGTTTACGGCGTAAAGATTGGTGAGCCCGGTTCGGGGGACGGTGATTAGTTCACCCGACTCCTCGAGTTCTCGGAGTATCTTTTTTACCTGTCGCCGTTCGACATTGGCGTATCGGGCGAGGGTTGTGGTTGAACACCACGCGCCGCCGTCGCCGTCGTGGTTGGCAATTCCGATTAGTACGAGTTTGGTCGAGCCCGACGTCCTCGAGTGATGTAGAACCGCGGACATTTTTTCGATAGACATTTAGTTTCCTCCTTTAGTGTCTATTCCTGATTGTATTGGTATTTTTCGAGATTTCGGATCACGACGATTATTCCCTCCTCGTCGAGCGGCGGATATTTTGAGGCGTGAGAGGCGTAAATTTGCGAGTCGCCTACGGCGAACGCGCCGCCCTTTTGGAGCCCATCCCACACCGATTTCTCGAGGTTGTCGAGGTCCTTTACCGAGTGGCGTTTAGTTCCGAAATAACAGAAAATCTCTACGGGTCCCGAGAAAACGACGTTGGGATGTTGTTCTCTGAACGCTATCGCGATTTTGTTTTCGTAGTCGGCGGTGCGCCGTGGTGTCATTATGCCACCGTAGCGGGTGAACCGGGGCCGTCCTTTAGGTACGGGGCTCCCTGTTACCCGTATGGTAATTTTCATTTATCGAGTTCGTTTTTCCGTTTTGTAAACGCGGGTCGGAGGATTTCCGATAGTCCGGCGTCCATAGCGACGGCGAATAGATCGTCGAGCGCCTGTTTGTCGGTGGCTTGAGCAATTTGTGCGGTGATTTCGTCACGTTCGGCGGCGTTTTGCGGGTTGGTGTCGGCTTTTGCACGGGTTTGCTTTACCGCGGCGCGGGCCACCTTTTCCATTTCCTCACGGGACGGCTTGAGCCCTTTAGGAGAATATTCGAGCCCCAGTAGGCTAATCGTTCTTCCATAACTTGAGGTGGTCGCGTTCTCGATCCACGATGTCCGGTTTACTGGGTTGGAGTCTTTTACCTCGTGAGCAAAATCTACGCACGTAGGGAGCTCGTCCGCGGCGTTCAGAAACAATTCGGTTTTTACAATTACCTCGGTGTCCGTTAGTTTCTCAATCGAGGCGACGAGGCGGGCCGTCGGATGATTACGTCGCAGAATATCAATCCGATCCTGCACCGTCTGATAACTTGAAAGGTCGAAGTTAGCCATTAGTTGTTTTCCTGTTCTGCCACCCATTGGGATAGGTGAACCTTTTCCATTTGGAGTTTTTGAGCCACCTCGATAAGCGCCTCAATCATTGTTTCATCCCGCTCGACGGGACACCATTTAGGTTCGAGCCACGCGGGGGTAAAATCGCCGTCCCGGGTTTCGCCGCGTAATAGCCACGCGAAGACGGCGGAGTCGGCCCCGGTTACGTGTAGTTGCCATTGGACTTGTCGGCGGTATTGGATTGGAACCGATTTCCATTCGCCCCAATCCTTACCCGTGGTTTTTACCTCGGCAATTATGGTGTGGTCGGCGTTGAGTCCGTCGGGTGTGGCGAGTTTCCACGCGTCGGCGTATCCCTCGGCGCATATTAGCCAATCGTTCGGGACGATACCGAATTCGTCGGGTAACGCTTTTACGATAAATTCCTCGTAGTCACGCCCGAATTTCATATAGGGATTATCCGGTATTTCCTCGGGGGTGACAAACGAACGAACGACATCGTTATATCCGCCGGGTCCTGCCGCGGCTTTTGCTACGGCGGTCGCGCTTATGCCACCCTCACGGATGGAGTGCCATTCGGGGGTTCCTGATTGGGCCAGAAACCTATCGCTTGAGATTGTCATAGCCCTAGCATACGTTCGGCGTAGGACGTCATTCGATCCGTAACCTGTTTGGCGACGGCCCGACGTTTATGGTTATGGTTCTTTATAATCGTGCCGTCCTGCCGGAGCGAGTTCGCAATATCCAGAGCGAGGCGTATGTCCTCGAGGTGAGCGGCCTGTTTCTTTTCTGCGACGATCTGCAGATATTCGCCGATTACTTTAGCGAGTAATAGTTTCTCGTCGTCGTCTAGGGGAAACGATTTTATTACCACGGGTTAGCCCTTGATAAGTAGTTCGATAATCCCGGGTAGAAATAGGACGGCTAACGTAATTACCGAATAGCCAATCCCCTGTAAAACGGTATTGATTTTGTCCACGGTTTCCTCCTCGTGTTGTTTAGACAATACTAAACGCCCCGTAGCCAAAACCGCAACATTTCCCGCAACATAAAAAACGGGGAGTCCGACGCCCTAATCGCCGAACCCCCCGCCCCGCCACCATTGGTTAGCGGGTGAGCCTCCGACGGAGGAATACCTCGGGGTCACGGTGCACCCCGTCACGCGTTACCGAAAAATGCAGGTGAGCACCATACCCGTTCTCTTTACCGAAACCCGAACCGCCAACGGTTCCGATTACAGTTCCCGCGAGAACACGGATACCCTCCCGCACGGTCACGGTGTCGAGGTGCAGGTAGCGCGTTACGAGCCCGTTACCGTGGCTAATTGCGACGTATCGCCCGCTAGCACCGTCGGGGTTCCGATCCGCCAGAATAACCCGCCCGGAGTGAATAGCCCGAACCCTTGAGCCGCGAGGCTTTACGAAATCGGTTCCCGGGTCGCCCGATTTACGAGCTCGATGTGCGGCGAAATCATCCGAAACGGTCCTCGGTGCGCTAACCGGGTAAACCCATTCTTTACGAGGTAGGTCGGAGTCCGGGTCCTTGATTTCTTTAGGTTTTGTTTCTTTAGTCACGTTAGCCTCCTATGGCTATATTGAGTAGTTGCCCCATAGCGCCACCCGCGAGCGCCGCCCCACCTGCCCACGCCCAAACATATTTCTCGAGCGCGCGAATTCTTTTCTCGTGATCGTCTACGCGGTGGGGTATGTTGGCCCGATCTAGGCGTACCACCACGTCGTAAACGTCCTTGAGGGTTATCTGAACGGGTTCCATTACGAGGATTCGTCGGTTCGAGTGTTTGCCATTGGCATAATGTTGAGAATAGCGGTTACGAGTCCGAGCCACGTGGCGAGTTCGTTGGTCGAAATGAGGCCGTAGCCCGTGACGATGGTTCCAACGGCGACGAGAATTCGGTAAATGTAGGCGCGGGTTTTTTCGGTCATTGGTTGTTTCTCCTTATATTTTTACGAGGTAGTAGTCGATTACGTAGCGAGATCGGGTTAGGTTTCCGTCGATTCCGATAATTCGGTATGTTCCGGTGGTTCCGTTGTTTTTTACGGTTAGGCGGGAACCAACACGGAGTAAATGTATTTTTGTTAGGTCCTCTTGAGCGTTCCAACGGATACGCGTTACGCGGTTGGATGTGCTTGAGTATTGGTCGAGTATTGCTAGGGCTCGGGTGTCGATTGAGTTCGTTTCTCGATATGACGGTGAGGCGCCCGGGGAACCCGTCCAGAAATGTAAATGGCTTGAGCTGTTTGGGGTATCTCCGTCAAAATACGGCGGAAACGCGATAGCGGTGGGGCCAATCGCGAATAGGTTAAAACCGTCGGCCCAGAGTCGATCACCTACGGAAAAGTTTCCGCCACCCGAACGATTAAACTCGAGGGCGACGAAACACCTGACGGCACCAGAGGGGGCTCGTTGTTGCCCACTACTTACACGAACCCAAGTAGCGCCGGGGATAGAAGTTTGAGCACCGTAGACGTTAGAGATTAAATCCTCATTGGAGTCATACCACGAAATCCTAGCCCGTGCTCGGACGTCGGTTCGGTTGGGGATTCCTCGGTAGGCGTAAGCCTGTAAATTATAGTCGGTTCCCGCGACTACTGGGATAGCGTCGCTTGATGTACCGTCGAAACGAATAACCGGGGTAGGATCGGCGGTACGCGTAATAGAGCGCATAGCCCACACTCCGAGCCCGTTCGGGAGGCTAAACGGGTTGGGGTCCTCCGAGGGTTTCGCTCGACGTAAACGGGATTGGGCGCCTGTCGTGTAACCGTCGGCGTTATATTCGGCGGACGGATTAGATACTAGATTATTTTCGGTACTAACCGCGGCGGCGGTCGCCACGGCGATACAGGTATCAATTTCTGCCTGACGTAAACCGTAGGTCGCGACGGAGGTAGCATCCACCTCTTTCCACGGAGTTTCAATCATAATTCCGGCGCGTTGTTGCCCGTCGATTTCGATAAAATTTTGTGAGTCTGCTCCACCCGCTACAACGATTTCGGTGTCGCGAATGTTATAGCGAACGTTATTTTTTATCACGATTGAGTTTGCAATATTTTGTGAGGACGAGTCTAAATCGATTTCGGTGTAGTGGAGTTCCCCCGCGAGCCCCGCGCCGTCGGTGAATGTTATACCCGAATTGTTTAGCGACGTTAGGTTACGAATTTCGATTAGATTATCTCGCCCGGTTGTTGGGTTAGTCGGTAAATTGTGAGTCGCCGCCCATATTGCCCCGGTGCTAATCGCCGCTAAATCTAGGTGATCGGACAACGTACCGATTAGGTCGGTATCGCCGAGCAAGCCGTCGGATAGTCCCGGGTTGGTAATAAATTCTGTTGCACCTGTAGGATCAATAAAACGGTTCATAGCATAAACCCGATTTTCGAGTCTGTGATACCCGTCCGAGGTGTAAGTTCGTCCGCCGTAGACAACACTCTCGGAAAAGTTAGCCCCGCTTGAGGTTTTTCCGCCGATTCCTAATAGTTGGAATTGTGAGGCGAGCCCAACCCAATCCAAACAATAAAGAGTAGTAAACGTGATTGGATTAGTGGAAACCGAAAAATCGTAGGTCACTTTAGAGGCAACGTCCTGAATGTACCCCGTAAAACCGTATTCCGTCGTCCCTGCCCGTCGGATACGGATAAGCGAACCAATACTAGGGACGGTAGCCATATCTCGGTAAACGACGGCTAGGGTTCCCGTGTCCACCATTGAGGCGCCCGGTGTACCGAGTCGCCCGCCCTCTTGATAAGAGGCCGTAAGTATTTTAGTTGTTTGGTCGGTCCAAACGAACGATGATCCGTTCCAGACGCCTGTTTCGACGGCTACGCGCCCGAGTAGAGGAGTTTCATCGATAATCATTAGCGCCGCCCGTTAGCCCGTTGGAAATCGGATAGGACTCGAGCAACCTCACGCCCGGCGGAAACCGAGTCCACGGGAGCATTAAAATTTACGACAATTCCACGGGATCGGTCGAATTGGCTAGTTCCACCGAACGGCCCGTTTCCCGGGTTGCTATTACCCCCGCCGCCACCTGTAGGAGCGTTGTTACCGTTTTCATAATTGCTAAAGGCGTCGAACGCGTCCTGTGCTCGGTCACGGAAATCGTCGCCCATCCAGAAACGGAGGAACCAATCGGGAAACGCGGCGATTTTATCGAGAATAATAAATACCTCGCTCATCGCCGAGGCAATTTTGCCGACGCCCGACGCCATAGCCTCAAGACGTTTTACGTTTTTCGGATCGGCTAGATACTTTACGAGTTTTTCGAATGAACCGACGAAATCATCGATTGCCTGTTGCCCGGCGGGGCCGTCTAACCACGCGCCGAATTCGTCCGCGATATCCTCAATAGACGGGAGTAACTTATCGCCAACCTGTTCCTGTAAGTCCTCGAAACGGGCCTGAATTTTTTCGGAGGCTTTAGCGCCAGATTCGCCCGCACCCTCATAACGCTTTTCTAGTTCCTTGAGGAGATAATCTTGAGCCGCGAATAATCCGTTACTCTTTTGGATTTCCGCGATTTTTGCTTTTTCTTGATCCGTAAATACCACACCGATACGAGCTAGGCTCCCAAGATACTTGATTGGGTTCTCAAGTGCTTTAGCGACACGTGGGGCGACGGATTCGATATTCGCGAGCCCGTCCCCGGTTCCACCGAGGACCGAGGCGACGTCGAGCGACACCGCGATCGTCCGGTCATAAACGCCATTGAGTTCGTCGGCGGATGAGGCTACCTTACGAAACGCCAATACTTTAGTGGCGGCGGCTACGATTGCCTCGTCGTCCACGCCCGTCGCGAACGATTGAGCCCGGGCGAACGCCTTGATTTTCTCGGTTACTTTTTCGGTTTCGTCACCGAATAAACCGGATTGTTTGGTGAGGTAGTCGAACCGTCGAGATACCGCCGCCGCGTCCTCGGCGGCCTTGATTGAGTCGCCAACGAAATCGGCTAGTGCTCGTCCCGCGACAACCGCCCCGGCGACAACCGCCGCCCCGAACGCCGCCATAATTTTGGACGACGATTTCATCGATCGAGAGAAATTTCGGGTATCCCCGAGCACGGAAACAATAACCTGTTGGTTCGCCATTATCCGTTATTCCTTTTCTCTGCCTGTTCCATAATTTTGGTTCGTTCTAAAACCGTGAGGTTCCAATATTCCGACGGGGATAGATTTAGGTGGACCACGAACACGGCGAGGTCCTCCGCCCTATCCTCATCTATTTTTTTAGTTCGTCGTCCTCGTCGGGGTTGATAATGGAGAAACATTCGTCGAACGTAATCGATTTAGCGAACGCCTCGTAGTTGAGCGTCGAGTCCTCTCGAAGTTTGATTACCCACGCGACCGCGGTGACGAGTTCGGAGTTAGGGGCCTCGAAATCGAATAAACGTCGAATAGAGAGTCCTGATTTCTTTTCGGCGATTGAGATTTCTGCCATATTGAGTTTGTTTAGGGACATAGGGTTTTTTTCCTTTTCTTTTACGAACCCGAAATTAGGTTCGTTCGGCTTTTTACATCGCCAAAATGTAGTTTAGTTATATCGGCGATACCATTCTCGAACGCGGCAATAACATACTCACGCTTATTTTGTAGAGCCTGTAAGAGATACGGTTGAGGTACTATTCCGCGATCCGACCAACCGTAATGAACCACGGGAGCATAGGGGACCGAGCGAAACCCTGCCCTGACTACGGCTTTAGTTTTCCCACGGCCCGGGCGGATAGCGTCGCGTAGGTTTCCACTACGGACGGGCGCGAGGCGTTTAGCCTCGTCGGATACTATCTGCCCGAGCCGGAACATTAGTTCGCGATTATCCTCCGCGTCGATACCCGCGGCGGTCATAGCCCGATTGAGTTTAGATAACCCGTCGGTTTTGATATAACCGCCCGCGAATTCTTTACGGACGTCGCGAACCTCTGCCACGATTACGGCGTAATGTCGATAGCGACGTCGCCGACGATTTCGAAACGGATACCGTCGAATGAGGACGTTGAGCGATCGTTCGAGTCGATAGACAAGGGGAGGCGTCCACGCTCGGGGATACGGACCGTTCCCGTAAAGTGCGGGTTGTCGGCTCCAACGACGGGCGACGTGCCTTTAGGTCGGAGTACGAACGCGACGTCCGTCGAGGCGTTGGTCCAACAATAGCGCCAGAATGAGGCGGCGTCCATTGAGGTAATTCCCGAAATGGTCATAAACCAATCCGAGTTATCCGATCCGAATGTTTTCACGTCGTCGGCGGCGTCCTCGGATTGGAGAACGACGGACGAGAATTCGGCGGCGTATTCGGTGGCCCCAACCGAGAGGGTGAGGAGATTTCCACGGAGGCGGGTTACTGGCATTGTTTTTTATCCTTTTTTAGAATTGGTTGTAAACGGATACATCGAGAGTTACGGCGAGATAGGTTGCCCCGTTGAGTTCGAGGCCGTAGGGTGCGGAAACATTTCCGACGAGGTAGCCCGTGGTTTCGAGGCCCGACAATAGTTCGCCGATTGTTTCGTCGATTGAGGTGGTTTTAGTTTCGTTGGTGGCGTTCGGGGCCACGACGTCCACCCGATAGTTCACGCGGTAATCCTTAAACGTACTCTGTTCGTCATCCGTGGCCACGTATGGATTGGCGGGCGAAATCATCGCCACGGGAGGAGTAGGTCGCTCTAATAGGTACGCGTAGCACGGGAACCCGGTCACGGTCGCTACGAGCTCGGCGAGGTCCTCACGGAGAACGGTAAGCGTAGCCATTATGCGAACCCGGGATTAGTGCGGTAGACGTCGATTAGCGGCCTAGCGGAAACCATTGGGTCGCGGGCGACGCGAACCGGGGCGCCGTCGAACCCGGCGAATTGTGCAATACCGTTCGGGGCCGAGCGTCGGTGGTAAAGTTCCGATCCACACTCGAGTTTTGCCCGTAAGAGAATGGCGGCGGGGACGGTTAGCGTTCCCACATATTTAGTGACGAGGATTTCTGCCTCATCCCAACACGCGTGGACGAATGTATCGTCTGGTCCCGCTACGGGTGTCCCTACGTATTTCGCTAAATTATCCCACGCCGCCATTATCGTTACCTAACTAGGACCGGACGATACCGACGATAGCCGAGGGATACTCATCCGCGACCGCCGTCACCGTGCTCAAGGAATAGGCCGAGGAGAGGTTGATCGCGTTGGTCGAGTCCAGTCGGAGGTTAGCCGTGGTGTACTGACGGAGGGCCGCCGAGTTCACGAACGCGCATTGGCTCTTATTTACGTTGAGTTGTGCAACCGCGACAACGCGGACTCCGGCGAAATTGCCACCGAGTCCCGTGGGCGAAATGGTTCCCACGTTGTTGGTTCCTGCCCCATCGACGAGGAGAACCGGGCGTCCATCGCCACCCTGCAACGCCATAAGTTCCTTAAACGTGGCGGTGTCCACGATGAGGTACTCGAGCGGGAGTCCGAGGGTTGCGAACTTTACCGCGGCGTCGGTGATTGCCGCCAACCAAGTGTTGTACGTCGCGCCAGTTGCCGCGATTGTAACTTTATTGTTTGCGGTGATCTGTGCCGCAACGGTGGTTTGGTACTGTGCGATAAGTTCGGCGTTGAGTTTGTTACCGAGAGCGATTGCCTGTCCGCGGAACGTGTTGTCCAAAAATGCCACCGTCGAGCGAGTAATCGCTTGGATGGACATTTCGATAAACGATCCGATAGTTTTCAGAGTCGTGTTTTTCGCCGTGATCTGAACCTCGTAATAACCGAGGTCGTCACCCTGTGCGGCCTGTGCCGCGGTTCCGTCGGTGATTCCACCGAGTTGGGCGAAATAGATTGCCATTCCGTCGGCGGGCGTGACACCCGTCGAGAAAACCTGACGGAGAGGCGCCGCGGATTCGACGATGAGGGTGAGGTCCCGATCGATAGGCGTGGTAACGCTATCTGCCGTAGTGGAGCCGTTGTAGGCGCGGATGGCGGTTTCTGAACCCTCGGCGAGAGCCATAATGAATTCGCCGGCGGTGCGGTATTCGGAGCCCACGGGTGCGGTTTCCTTTGTTTCGAGGTCGGAAATCTTACGCTCGAGGTGCGCGAGGCCGTCCTGTAGTTCCCGAACCTCGGCGGCGTCGGGAACCGTGGTCATTTCTGACATTGTTTCTCCTAATGAGTTTGCCGACGAGGTTACGTCGGTGGTGTCCGGGGACGAGGTTTCGTCCTCGGAATTCTGTTCGGTGCGAACGCCAGTAATGTTCGCGGTCCCGTACCACGGGAAAACGACGGCAGAAACCTCGCGTACGAGGGCGTCGGTTACGCGGCGGATACCGTCCACCATTTCGTAATTACGGAGTTGGAAACCGACCGAAAATTTATCGATAACGCCGTCGCGTAACATCGTCATTACGTCATTTCCGAGCGAGGTTTCGGACACCCGGGCGGTTACGACGAAACCCTCGTCGGTGTGCTCACCGTGAGTTATGAGTCCGATTGGTTCCTCGTGTTGCCAGAACAATTTCGCGCCCGGCTCGAGGGTTACGGCGTCACGTGCGAAAACCTCACCGTGGGCCTCGGTTTCGTAAGGGACGGCGATACCCGTCACCGTACGAGTTTCCTCGGATTCGATACGGACCGACATTTCGGCGCGAGTTTCTAATTTATCCATTGTTTGCGGTTCCTGTCATATTGTCGCCTCCGAGGTTCTCAAGACGTCGAACCTCATCGACGGTCATAAACCCGGCGTCGATTGCGATCGCGTGAGCCTGATACCTCGAGAGGGTGTCGGTTCTTAAAATTGAGTCGAATGAAAAACGGGCGTCTACTGAACGCGGGAGCAAACTTGAGAACGCCGCCTCGATTTCTGTGGTGTAAACCTGTAGGGTTCCGCGGATAAACGCGAGCGCCTCGGACTCGAGGTTCGTGTAGGTAAGCGATGAGCCCGCGCCCTGATTCGCCAATAGATAGTTGGCGGGGATACCAAACAACGAGGCGATAGTCGAGCGCGACCATTCTTGAGCCTCAATAAACATACTGTCGCGGGGTGAGAGGTACTGTGGCACGTAATTTAGTGAGTTGCCGAGAATTACGACGCCGTTTTTAGCCCCGGCGGACGCGTTCCACGCCTCTTTATACGCGAGGGCCTGTTCTGCCGTGAGGTGTTGATCCGTTTTTAGGATTCCCGAGGGGATTCCCATCGACCAATAGTTTGCCGCATAATCGCGGGTGTCCCGGGCGTTAAGGAGCTCGGGTTGGGCGGCCTGAATAGGTCCGAGTCCATAAGCGTTTGAGGGGACTCTCAATAGGCTCAAGTGAGTAACGTCGGTGAGCGAATAGGGGATAGTTCCGCGGTAGGTGTACGAGAGTTTTTCCCCCGCGTCGGTGGTATTGATTGCGACGTCTAACGGGTTGAGCGTTTCGAGTTTCATCGTTTCGCCGCGACCGTTACGCGAAACCAACATATAGGCATTACCCGAGAGCACTAGCGAGAGAGTGAGTTGTTCGAGGAACCCGGCGCGGTGGATTGAGGTGGACGGGTTACGAACCCACAACGGGGCCGGGACCTCTACATCGTCACGGTACGTTTTCATCGACAACGATTTAACGTGAGTCGCGATAATTTGCGCCGCCCGGTAAACCGACGAAAGGGAGAGCGCGTCCGTTGTAGTAACCCCACTAGAGGCCGATCGAGGCGGCGGTACGATTGAGGAGGTTCGGATTTCGAGCGCGCCCTGAATGTCGCGGATAGCGTCTAGACGCGTCGCGTTATTGAGGAAATCGAAAAATCCCATTACCCTAATGGTAACACGAATATAATATATAATGTACTTTTTGGTGTGGAGGTGTCGGGAGTCGAACCCGAGTCCGCCGCCGTTCTCGTAAGAGTCTTACGGCGTCGAGTAACCGTTACACCCCCGCGGTTACTGGCACGATTCGCATTGGAGTAAATCCATTGGATCGATGGGGACGGCGTAGCCGTCGGTTAGTTCGTTGTCCATAGTTCCCCCGGGAATTAGTGAAACGGCGTCCCTATCCGCCGTTTCTGGAGCGCCAAGTCGATGGGAATAGGGTCCCCACCCGGCTAGAGAATTAGTATATAGCAATTTCGGCGGGGTTGATATTGCTACACGCCGTTACCCCGATAACCGTGGCGATTACGGCGTCGATTTCCATCCCGCTATCTTTACGAGTGATTTTCCACCCGTCGCCCGTCGATTTAGTTTTAGTCCGTTGGAGTTGAGCCGCCACTAGGAATTCCCCGCCGTGAGAAATCCGCCTCGACTTTACGAGCTCGTAGAAATAGGACGAGCCCGAAATAATGTCCTGATAGCCCGAAATCTTTACCGGGTAGCCTCGGGCCTGTAGTTCGGTTCCGAGTTCTCGTAAAGATTGAGAGTCCACTACGAACGCGGCAGGTCCCCATTTTGAGAGTGAGGAACATTCGTCCAATAGTCGGGCCATAGTCGGTTTCTTTATAGATCGGACTAATTCGGTGTGGATGATTCCGTCCGGCGTTTTACCGCAAACAATAATCGAGGCGAAACCCCAATCGACGGATTTATCGATAGCGAAAATGAGCCCGGTGGCGTCGCGTGGGAATTCTGCACCGAACGGGCGTTGGGTTTTTTTCCAATCCTCGGACGAAATAAATTCGGACACCGAGGCCGTAAATCTGTTGAGTCGGTAACGGATTACGTCCCGGTCGGGAGTCGAACGGACGTCCGTTAGTAGATTCGATTCGTCGATATGTCCCTCGGCGAGCGACGGATTAGCCTCCCGTAATAGTTTTAGGAGTTCCTTATCGTCCGTTGGGATTTCCGTCGAGGATGATTCCCAACAACAAAACCCGAACCGCGTTTTAGGATCGGTGAGCGATTCCATACCTCGAGCGTAAAGTCCCTTGAGTAGTTCCGAGTTCTCGTCCCCCGCC